GACACCATTATAATTTATTTGTTCTGTTACTTTAAGTCTTTCTTCAATTAAGTCTTCTTTGTTTGTAGTAATATTTTGTAGATCTAGTCGAGCTTCATCTAGATCGGTGCTTACCTCTTCAGATAAGTAAGACCTTAAATCATTGTTACTTTGATTTAACGATTGTATTTCTCTGTTGTTAGCATTAATTGAATTAGCTTTTTCTCTAATGTGATTCATTAGTTGTTCTAAGTCATTTATATTATCTTGTAATTGTTTTTCATTGCTTTGAATTACATCTAAAGTATTTTTCAATTGATGTGCTTCACTTTTAGCATCACTTATAAGTTTATCTTTATTAGCAATGTTTTGTTCACATGTTGGACATGTGTCATTTTTTTCTAAAAACATTCCGCGTTTTGCGATAGTTTTCATTTGTTGTTTTACTTCTGCAGTTTGTGATATAATATCGTTCTTTTGCTTTTGTAATTCTTTATATTCGCTATCACTATTATTATCTTCTAATTCTTTAGATAAATCATTATTATGATCTTGTAATTTTTGAATTTTTAATTCTGTGGATTGTATTTGTTTTTCATACTTCTTTTTATTTTCGCTGGTAAGTGCAGCTATATCTCTTATATATTTTGACTGCTGCTCTATTTTTGTTTTACATAATTCTATGTTAGTATTAATAGAGTTTGCTTTATCTTTAAGTACTGAATTTTTTTCTTTTAATATTACATTCATTTTAGAAAAGATATTAATATCCAGAAGATCCTCGATGACATCTCTACGGTGACCCGCATTAAGTTGCATAAAAGGTATGAAGGAGGAAGAACCTAAGACAACAACTTGATGAAAACTCTTATGATTGAGTTTTAAAATGTTTTGTTCTAAGATCTTCTGGTATTCCATTGCATGCGATGATTGATTAATCATCACACCATCTTTCCATATTTCAAATACGTTAGGTTTTATTCCTCTAACTAATTTGAAATTAGATTGACCAATCGTAAATGCAACTTCAACCATTGCTTGCTTTTGGTTTATAGAATTTACGAGCTGTGCTTTACTTATCTTTCTATGTGGTTTACCAAATAAACCAAATGATAATGCATCTAGCATTGTAGATTTACCTGCACCATTGTGACCTACTACTAAAGTAGATTTGGTTCTTGTAAAATCAACATCCGTAAATGTATTACCTGAAGATAAAAAGTTTTTATAACGAAGAGTTTTAAATATTATCATGCTATTTCTAGTGCCTGTGCCTCAGTCATCAATTGTCTCATTTCAACTTTGATTTTATTCTTATCCAAGTCTGTGTCTACGGCATCTATATAAGTATCTACTATCTCAGTAGTATCTTCGAAATTCATGCTTTCATCATCAACATTTGCACCAATAAACTCATTAAAATTTTCTGCTATCTTTAATTCATAAACCTTTTGGTTTTGTATATTATCAATAAACCTGTCAAACGTAAAAGGATCAGTTTTATTCATAACAATAACTTTTACAAATTTATTAGTAAAATCTTTATTATAACTATTATAATCTATTTCTTCGTCATTGTAAAGGACTTTTTCAAATAAAGTGTGATTATTTCTTATCTTCTCTATTTTTCTTGTTTCAGTATCTATTATGTGAAAGTACTTAGGATCATGAGCATCAGACCAAAAGAATTCCATTTGTGAACCGAGATACCAAATATTATCTTTTTGTGATGCACAGTGATAGTGGCCACTTAAAACCATTTCAAATCTTGAAAATAACTTAGGATCCATACCGTGTGTATTCTTTAATCCTCTCATCATTTCAAAACCGTTTAATTCAAGATGTGCACCAAGCCAATCTGCTTTACAATCTTTTATAAAGTTCATACATTGTGTGTAATTATCTTGGCATATCCAAGGGACTAAGCCTATCCTTAATGAATCGTATTCCATTACTGTTGGTTCCATAACAATGTGGACTTCATTCATATAATGACCTAAACATTCTTTTAATGAATTTAATTCATTTGTGTTTTTGTAAAAGGTATCATGATTTCCGGGTATGATATCCATAGACATACCGCGCTTACGTATTTGATCTAAGAATATTCTACGATTATGATTTAATGCTTTGAAATTAACAAACTTCCTGTGATCATAGTAATCACCAAGATGTAGTATTTGTGTTATACCTTGCTTATCACATTCTGGAAAGAATACGTTATTATAAAATTCTTCTGCATTATTTAAAAAAACTTCCGATGAGTTTCGTATTCCTGTATGTGTATCATTTAACACCGCTATTTTCATTTGTTATTCTCTTTCTTAAATCACTTGTACTAAATCTATGTTCTCTTTTATTAAAGTACAATTCTATATCACGTGCTTTACAGATGTCTCTACCTGTAAAGTCTTTCTCTCTGTATTCTTCACCTAATATACGTACATCTATATTTCTCATAGAAAGAATATCTACGAGATCACTTTCATACATATATGGAATAACTTCATCTACAAATCTTACTGCAGAGAGTTGAGTGTATCTTTCAACAATCGTTTGCACTGGTTTATTTTTAAGTTCTCTATCAATAGAAGGATCTATTTGCAAAGCACATATCAAATATTCACACTGATCTTTTGCTTCTCTTAACATTTCAACATGACCAGCATGTAGTAAATCAAAGGTGGAAGCTGTAAACCCTACCTTCATTGCATGAACTCACTTAAATCTGAATCAGCTATTTTAGCTTTTCTTTTTTTTCTTTCTTTTTTAACTAATTCTTTTACTTCAGAATCTGTGTTTCTTACACGCTGTATTCTATCGCGTAATGTATCGACAAAGTGAGATGCAACATCTACTGCACCTTGTTCAGAACCTGTGTCAATAAAACTATCAACACCCGATTTAGTTAAATATTTAATTTTAATTTCTTGTTGTTTCTTTTCTTTTGTTATTCTTCTTAAAAATGCAAACCAAGTTATCTGTGTAAAGTATGCAAATGCATTTGGTTTACCAGTTCTCGTTGCAGCTTCAAGGTTATAGTTTGATATAGCTTTTAAACAGTTTTCAACTGCATCCATTACCATTTCTTCTCGGTAAGTATATCTTATAAAGTTTGCTTTGTGAGATAACCCTTCGGCTATCCTTAAGAAACATTGTGCTATATAGTCAGGTACTTTAGGTAAAACTATTTCCTGTTTTCTACATTCTTCTAAGTGTCCAACATAGTCAACTACTGCTTGTGAAAATTGCGCGTTGTTAACATAGTGTATGCTTTTTCTACGTGCCATAATTAATCCTTTATTTTATAGTACTATTATACACTAATTTTACGTAAATGTACAATACTTTTTTTTCTTTTAAGAAGCGAAAATAACGGTGTACATTTGCTGAAAAGTGTGGTAAAATAAGATAGTATATCTGAGGAAGAGGGGATATACCCTAATGCATTGTATCTTTCGGCTTAAATTTAATTATGTTATTATCTGCTGAATCCGGGAATTCATCTTCTATCATGCTACCATATTTACTAGTGAGGTAGTCATCAAGTTCATCATCTGTTAAATCACGAGTTTCATGATTTACTTCATCTAAATTTGCCCATACACCCTTGCGAGGTACACCGGGTTTTTTAAGATCCTGTTTTATAGCAGTTAAGCATGTATTATAATACTTTAACATAGATTTTGTAGGTGTTGATGTTACTATAATATGTGTTGAATTTAATGATTGCAATTCTTCCGGATTGTCCTGAAAAGAAATCCATGGCCTTAATGCAAAGAACCTGATTCCACGAGTGTAATCTTCTACACTTACAATTTTAAGTGCTTTTTTAATTACTATCTCGTCAGTGTCTTCATCGTGCCAAGATGCAACTTCACAAACTATTTCATCATTATTAGTTAATTTAAATTGCTTTACATTCTTATTCATAGCTCAACTCTGTATGTTTTATGTGTAAATTTTTCTCTACCGTAAATTCTAAGTCTTTCATCTGCATGTAATATTCCATAATTTTTACGTGACTTCCAGCTTATATCATCTACTATATCATATAGTGTAGTAAACTTGCCGTCATCAGTTTTTCTCAATCCTCTTCCAATACTTTGCAAAACTCGTATCTGTGACTTTGATGGAGATGCGAATACAATATTATGAAGATTCCTAATATTTATACCTGTGCTAAAGGTTCCAAGTGATGCTACTATAACAGAATCTTTTTGTTTTTCTACTATAGCTCTTATGGCTTCTCTATCTGTAGCTGCAGTATTACCTGATACGAAAAAAATCTTGCGGTCTTCATCTGCCTTTTCTTTGATCAATGCATATAAAGGCTTACCGTGTTTTTCAACGTAATTATATAATACCAAAGTATTACCTTTTAAATCAAGAGTGAGATTACGTATAAATTTATTTCTAGATTTATGAGACACTACATATTGTAATTCATCTTGATATGTTTGTTTACCGAATGTTTTTCTTATATCTTCTTTGTGTTGTAATACTATCCTGCGTATTTCTAATTTAGCGAGTGTATCATCGTCTTGTAATTGTCTTGTACTCGTTACTCTATGTATTTTACCGAACAACCCCTGTAAAACAAGTTCATGTGTTTGTGCACCGTCTAATGTACCTGTTGTACCAAATCTGTATTCTGCTTCAATGCACTTGTTCATTATAGATGTTAATGACCTTGATTTAAATCCATGGCACTCATCACCAAACACTGAACCAAATCTTTCAAACCAAGCTTGAGGAAATTTATATATCGATTGCCATGTGCTTATAATAACTCTCTTACTAGTATTCTTATCTTTACCTGAATATATTCTATGACAATTTTTTTCTACGTCATAGCCATAAGTTTTAAAATCATTATACATCTGTTCAACTAATGAAGTAGTTGGTACAATAACTAAAATGTTCTTATCTTCAAACGATGATAAAAGATAACGCATTAACACGTATATTATAAGTGACTTACCAGAACCCGTTGGTGAAAGCAGTATAGCATTCTTTCTTTGTATGCCGTGGCAAACTGCATCAAACTGATAGTCTCTAATTTTAAATGGAAGCTTTAATGCTTCTACAAACTTCATCATGAAATCTGCGTTTATTGTATTTCCTTCATTAGGGTTTCCATATTCAGAATCATCTATTTCAAGTTCATATTCACGTGATTCAGCAAACGCTAAAACTTGTGGAAACAAACCTGCAGGTATTTCACCTGTAGTCTGATTAAATAATCTTATTTTTCCATCCCATATTCTATTACGATAGGCCGGCATAAATCTATAACCGGGCACAAAGAAAGAAAAGAACTCTCTTAGTTCGGTGCTTATTGATCTATCACACATTAAGTGGATAGTTGAATGATTTAATTTCCTGACTCGAATTGTTTCCATTTGATTATGTTCGATATTGTTTGATGTCGCCATTTTAAATTGTCTATTATCTCTGTTAATGTATCATTTACAGTTTTCCAATATTGAATTTTTTCTTCAGTCTTTTGTATTTCAGGATCACTTTCGTAATAGTAATCCATTTCACCTTTTAACACTTTTAATCCGTCAAACGGATCTGGATTCCAACCTTTTTCTTCTAAAGTTTTTTGATCCATCTTTCCATTATAATATAACCACTTGTCTTTTAAAACTTTTTTCTGCTCAAACTCTGCACGTTTTAGTTCTAGCTTAGCGGTTGACCAATACTGTAAATATTTTGAATGTAATGCTGGGGTTTGTTTAGATGTTTCATCTAATTGTGTATTATTAATAGTGCAGTCTTCTGCCCACATGTTGTGGATCTGTTTCAAATCAATCATAATCTCTCCAATAGTATTATATATTAACTAGTTAACTTGCCAGTTACAGAGAATGAATCTGAATCGACCATTGCTCCCGTAGCAGTCTTATGTAGTATATCAAAGTATGTAAATCTAAATGATGCTCCAAATGTAAGAAATGATTCACCGCCAGATGTGGCTTGAAATTGTATGTCTGTTAAAGCAACAGGTATACAATCTCTGTAAACAATTCTTACGACTGGATTATTAGAACTCGATAGTATAGATAAAGTAATGTCAGATGTAGCAGGTGGTTGCTCAATCTTTGCTTTAAATCTATCTACCGGAGTAGTCATATCCTGATCTAGTACTCTTCTCATCCAGCTATGCATCTCTCTATAAGATTTCATATCTTCATCTAATATGATGTTAGCTAACATTTCATTATAAGTTAACTTATCACCTATAAAAGGTATTGCAGCTATTTTCTTATATTGCAAATCTGCGGTGTTCATGATCACACCGGCATGAGTAAAATCCTGAATAAAAAATTCTAGATTTGGATAATTGGTTCTATCAATTACGAGTTTAAATCCCGTAGGTTGCAGATAATTAAAATTATTAGTTAGTGCCATTCTTACACCTACAGTTTATTCCACCACAACTACCTTTGATAGGTTTAAAAAATAAACCGAATGACATGCCAGAAGCGACGAATGCCATGAATACAAATGTTGTTAATAGAAATATTTCCATACTGTTATTTATACGAAAAAAGAGGAGCCGAAACTCCTCTCTTAACTTTTAACCATTAAGGCTTATGCACCTAGAATGTTATCAACTCTGAAACTTCTATAGTACTGGTTAGTTCTAGCTGATGCTAGACCATCAGCAGGTGTGCTACCTACGAATGGGTTTGAGACCATACCATATCTGGTTTTGAAACCAATTTTTGGCTGGAATGTCTCTTCACCAACAGCTCTGACCATTGTTAATGGTACATAAGGACAATAGAATACACCGGCATCATATGGATTTGAGCCTTTGTAACCTACTGTAATATAATCTGTTGTTGAATATGGGTCAATGTAGACTCTCATTCTGCCGTTTAATACACCAGCGAATGTGTTACCTGTGTCATCTACCTGTAGGTTAGTTGACATTGCAGGAGTATAGTCTAACATACCGGAAGCTGCTAATGCAGATGCAGTGTCAGATGAGCAGATCATAAAGTTACCTTTACCTCTACGTGTCTCTTTTGCAATTACGTTAGCTTCTCTTTCGATTTGAAGGATTAACCCTTTGAATTTTTCTACTGACCATCTACCATCAGCATCTGTCTGTACGTTGAAGATACCGTTAATAGCTGTATTTGCCTGTAGTGCTCCGATTTTAGCTTGTGAGTTAACAGTTCTGATAACTTCTCTGTTGATCTCAGCTAAGATTTCAGTTGACAAGATATTTGCCAATTCTGTCTCAGCGTCTAAGCCATGAATGGCTTTAAGATCTTGAGCAAGTTCTAAACTGTATTCAGCTTTAAGAGCTCTTGACTTTGCAGTCACTGTTGATTTCTCGATTGAGAATCCCATTTCAGCAAATGCTGTATTTGGACCAGCTCCTGATGAACCTAAACCTTCAGCGTTAGCTGTTGTCATTCCAACACCTGCTAATACAGATACAGCTGAGTCAGCAATTGTGCTGTCTAAGTCGCCGTCTGAATGACCAGATAAACCTGATCCGTCTGCTGGTGCTGTAGTAGCAGAGTCACCTGAGTAACCTGACTGAGCTTCGTTGAATAATGCTTCATCGCCAGCGCTTATACCAGCTCTAGCTGTTTTATACAATGACTTCATTGCAAAAATCAAACCAGTTGGT